CTTCAAGACCAAGGCCAAGACGCAATGTTACTAGAAATAGATAACTGTACACAGTTTATGATAAGTGTTATACAACGTTTAGATGAAACTGAAGAGTTTGCTGATTTATTAGATGTTTTATATAATATTAATATGATGTATGGTGGTATTTCTAAATATCTATTATACATATTAAAACTATTTAAAGCATGGAGAGTAGAGTTTATATCAGAAGGACTACTATTAAATTATAATGAAAACTATAATTATCAAGTCAATGTAGACCAAGTAACATATGATGTAAATATCACTCATCGTAATAGATGGAATGTCTCACAATATGACTGGATAGAACCAGCAGCCGAGACTGACCGTGAATTATGTGAAAAACAAAGAAGTCAAGATGCTCTATATATGGTTACAAGATATGGAGATATTAAAATTAGTTAAAGGAGTAAATATATGAACGATAAACCAATATTTACATATAACTTACCAGAAGATACCCTTAAAACATGGGATGGACATATGTATAAATTAGAACAAACTCCAGATGGTGAGTGGGTTGAAGTAGACCTTGGTGCTAATAAAGTATTATTAGGAGGTTTACAAAGATTATGCGGTGCATTATATAATATACCACCTAAGGTAAGAGTAATTACTTTTGAAGAAGATCTTGTAAGAGGAGCAGTTGATGATTTTACTTCTGCTATAACTACAGATCCTAATGCAAAAGATCAAATTATGGGTTATAATGTATGCTATGATGGGTCTCAAGGGACTGACGTTATTGCTTATCCTAGACATAAGAAAGGATATAATTTTGATAATTTGATTCCTTTTAGACTTATTCCTGAAGGGGATAATGACTATGAGGTTTATTATCGTGATTATCTACATAGTAGAAAAATACTTATAGAAGATAGTAGTGGTAATGAACACCCTTATATAGCATACTATACTAAGAAAATAGATGTGGATTATGCTGTTATGACTGATGATGCAACTACTGTACCAGATAACCCAGATACAGAATTAGTTACAGACAAGGATGTTAGAGCAGTGGCTCAATTCTTAATAAATATAACTGATAAAGAGCTTGTGGAATGGTTCTCTATATTTAAGAAAGGTAAAATGGAATCAGCTGGTTTCAATGCACTTTGTACAATGATAGGAAAACCATCTAAAATAAGACTTAATGGAAAAGAATTTGATACTATGAATAACACTGTAGTATTTAGTAGACTTAATCATATCTTAGTTCCACACGGAGTAGACGGAACAATTGCACTTAGATATAAGATGCTTCATATTTAAGGAGGTGAATTTCACCAATGCCAGATAATGAATTACAACAAATGATAGATCAAATGGTAGCCGAAAATAAAGAACGTTGGAAGAATGAATTCTTATCTATATATCCTACATATGAAAAAAGAGTAGCAGCAATTAAAGATATGCTTAAAGAATATAATGAAAACTGGAAAAAGCAATTTGAAAGTGGGAACTTTGTTAAAAATGAGTTCCCACCTTCGTGGCTTAGTAGTGAGTCTAAATATAATTTAGATAAATTTAATAAAGAATGGCCTGATAAAATGAAGGCGGCTGCAAAAGTTAAACATATTCAATCTAGTAACTTCGATGTTAATGGATTTAGTGGTAATCCTACTAAGAAATTTGATATTGAAGCTTGGAAAAAGGAACTTAAACGTAATAAAAAGTTAGGAACACATCCTACTGATATATGGAATTATAAATTTAAAAAGGACTTGACTGGTTCTAAATGGAATAATCCATCTAAATACCTTCCAGGTAGAGATTTCCAATTTACTACATATGCTAATACACCATCTGAAGTTATAGCTGAACAAATTAAAAAGAATTGGCTTATTGATACATTTAGTGGTAAAAATGAATGGAATAAGAACTTTGCTAAAGGTTTAACTAGTTTCTATAAAGATTTAACTAGAAATGAAAAGAATGCATGGAAGAAAGATATTAATGATGCTATAGAAAATACAAAAAGACGTGCATTAGGTGCAGTAGATGACTTACTTGGACAATTAGATCCTAGAAAATACTTTGAAAACTTTAAAGAAAATATAGGTAATGCTATATCTAATAGTATTATGGATATACGTAACCAATCTATTAATCTTATAACTACACAAGTTAATGACGTTATAGATCATTGGCAAGGTGAAGCTTCTAAATGGATTAATGGTGCTAAAGCCGAAGTATTTAATGCTGCAAATAAAGTCGGTCAAGCTGTTATAAATAGAGCCAAAGAAACATTTGGACCAGCTGCAGAGCGTATAGCATCTGTTATGCCGTCTGGTTTTGCTGGTATGATATCTCCAATTACATCAATGTTTAGTCATAACTTATCCAATCTAGCAAGTTCATTAAACCTTGGAGCTATATTTGGCGGGTTTACATCACAAGGTATAGCTGATGTTGCTATGGGAAGTTCTGCTCACGACAAGCATATAGCTAACAGAAAGTATAGATTGCCAATGTATAAAACTTATACACCAGAGATGGACAAGGACTGGGATTTAAAGAATCCTTTAATGATGGGAGATGCTTTACGGGATGTTATTAAGATAATGGCAGAAGATAATGGATTTATCCTAGATAGAAATAAAGCTTTAATACTTAGTAGAGAATCTTTATTTATAAATAGACCATACCTTGAATCAGAAACTTCTGGATACTATCGTTCATTCGTTTTCTTTACAAGACCAAATTGTAACTTATTTAATAACGAAAGAATTATACCAGAACTTCAAGCACACCCGGACTTTTTTGCTAGAGTAGCATCGGACCCAGACCTCTATATGGAACTTTGTAGAGATGGAGCTCTTAAATCTACATGTTGGCGTTTATTATCTAACTATTGTGTAGAAGTTCCAACTATAAGATTATCAGAATCATCTCGTGAAGGTATAAAGAATATGCATGGTAAATCTTCACCACTTCCAGGAAATCCTGAAATATATGACCAAGTTGATATATCTATAACATTTATGGATAATAATAGAGGAGATATATCTAAATTATTATATACTTTATCTATGTATAAAGACTTGGTTGGAAAACAAGAATGGCCAATGCGTAAAGAGTATATTAAATATCGTGGATTAGATTACTTAATGACTATGTGGATTGTAGTTGTGAACGTTGACTGGGATGTAATTTCATTAGGAGTTGCTAAAAACTTAATTATTAATGAACCAGTAACTCATTTCAACCAACATAAGATAGATGGATTTAATAAGAATGACTTACTAGAAAACTTTACAGCATCATTTAAAGCTACATCATATAAACCAGATGCTCCAGAGTTTTATGAAACATTTAATAAGTTATTCAATTTTAACCCTAATAATATAGTAGATGTCAAGGGTTCTGATGGAATCACTCTTATGGGTAATAATAGACAGGCTCAAAACTATTCGTTTGATGATGGTAAAATAAAAAGAGAACAACTTATTAAAAATGACTTTACTCCAATAGGAGCATTTCCATTAAAGGGAACATCTGAAATGGTTGCATTAAATCCTGGATTCTATAGATTAGCACCTTTAACAAAGGCAGTCATAGATGGTAAGAAAATTCCAGATAGACGTCCTAGAATAAAATTCGGGTTTAGTTGGTGATGCTTTATGAATAAATTACAAATTATAGAAGATAAAAATCGTAAGTGGAAACGTTTTAAGTATGCTAATATAGGTTGTATTAATGATAATGTAATGTATACGTTTGAAAAAGTGTATGAAATAGTTACCAAACACATTAAAAATGTAGTAATATCAGCTAACTCAAGATTTACAAATGAAAATCTTCCGTCTGAATATGTAGGAACAGATCCTGCATCTGTAAGAATAAAAGATAGTCCACGTGAAATGCTTGATAATAGAATACTTCCACGCATTGTATTTAATCATAGTTTTGACCCATTAGCTAATTTACGTGTCGATATGCCTAATAACCAAGATTTTAACAGAGTTAATGCTGGATTACTTGATTGTATACTTGCAGTTAAAGAGAAATCTATAGAAAATAAAGAATGTAAACCATATTATTATATGAGAGATGTTGATTTAGTTCTTATAGGTTCTCCTAGATATACAATGCATACTATTTATGCATCTGTACTTGTAAATGAAAGAATACAAGCACAGGAATTAGCACAACAGTTTATTTATATGTTTCCAATGAATAAAGTTAAGCCTTTGTATATGAGTGAGGAAACTATCACTCTTGGTAGTCAACCAGATATAAGAAAATATACATTGGAAACATCGCTTCCAGATAACTTATTAAAGTTACTTAAAACTACATTTGGAATATCAGATACTGGAACAACAGGAGACTTACAGTTACTTAAAATATTACAAAAACATTCTAGAGAAGAAGTTGACTATATAATTGACGGTTCTAATAGAAAGCGTGCATTTGCTGTTAAATTTCCATTTATACCTACTATAACTCCGGTTAGTATAGATTTAGGTGAACGTGAAATAAATAACGTTATGACTTATGGTGTTAAAATGGAATTCCAAGTAGATTATATAGAATATCCAGTATACTCTTTATCTGCTTCTTTTAGTAAACTCAATACAGAATCTTATAAGAATGCTGAAACTAAAGAATATAATGAAGGAATGATGGCTAAAGTTGAAGTTCCAGTAGCAGTATTCACTGAAACATTATGTGATCTTACTATAATAGATAAAATGAAAGTTACATATGGGAAAGAAGATATATTTGGAGAAGAAGGCCATAAATATGGTGAACTTAATATTTTAGACTTAATTCCAGATGAAAAAGTATTCAATTATATAAGAAATATGAGAGTATGCCTTGACCCAAATGAATATAATAAATATTTCATGATAGAATGTCAACGTGGAGAACGTAATAGATATAAGGGTGATATCCCAACTGTAGGAAACGAAAAGGATTTTATTATAGATTATGACGAGTTTGTTATCAATGATGCTAAGGCAAAAGAGGGTAACAAGGTCTATGTCGCAATTTATGTAAATAAAAAACATTTTACAGATTGGTGTGAAAAGAATGGATATTCTAGTCAAACTAATCTTTCAGCGTACAATTAGGAGGAAGTATATGTCTTTTTATAAATTTGAAAACTCAATACCTAATATAGATGTATTAGTGGATATAATTGGTAGACATGAAGGTTTTAGAGAGAAAAAGTATAAAGATACTAAAGGAATCTGGACTATAGGGTACGGATTTAATATGGAATCTAAAACATTCCCTGATGAATTAGTTAAAAAATGGGAAAAGAATGGAATTACTAAAGCTGAAGCTGATACAATATTAAAGGAACATATAGAATCTATAATTAAAGCACTTAGAAAGATGCAACCATGGGTATTTCAATTAAGTACAGCTAGACAAGCTGCAATTATAGATTTAACATTTAATATGGGTCCTGGATGGTTTAGTATGTTTTCTAATACAATATTATTAATAAAATCTAGTAGATTTAAATCTGCTGGAACAGCTTTATTAAACTCTAGGTACGCAAAACAAGTCGGACTTAGAGCAAGAGAAAATGCATATGCTCTAGTAAATGACACTTATCCTGTACCATTTACAGAACATAGCATAACAGTATAGGAGGATTCCTATGAATGATAAAATTAAAGATAGACGTCGTTTTAGAACGATGTTAAACTCTGAAGATAAAAGAGAAATGAACGAGTTGATTGTAAATGAACTCGCTAGAAATGGTATTAAAGCCGATGAAATACCATTAATGAGCCCTGCTAGTATGATATTAGCAGGGTTTAATACTTTATTTGACTCTGTAAGTTCTGCTATACAATATGTAGCTAGAGAGTCAAACCTTATACATGCAGAGTACCCGTCTTCATTATTTAACCAGTTAGCACAACATACAAATGAAGTTGTAATAGCTAGACCATCAAGAATATGGTTATTTGTTCGTATTCCAGTTGAAGATATTAAAAGATATGGTAAGCATGTACAAGATAATACATGGCAAATTGAATTTGATGATATAAATAACTGTATAATAGATGGACTTACATTTATGCCAGTTATTCCAAAATTTTATGTAAGAGTTACTTTCTTACCAGAAAGAAAATTATATCGTGTATTTTATGATTATCAAGGTAAAAAGATAAATGTGTTAGTACAAAATATATTTATTAATGGTCAAGAAACACTTGGATTTAAAGCAGAATTTAAGCAAGTTACTATAGAAAAATTTACAAAGCAATTTGATGATGAACAACTAGCTAAATTCTTAATAACTACTGAATATCCAATATCAGATTTTGATATTTATTATAGAGCAAATAGTGCTGCACAACCTGTAAAGATTAATAAAAGATTATTCTATACTCGTGGTAGCGGTGACTATATGGAATATAAGATTCTAGGTAATAATAGTATAGCACTTATTCATAAGTATGTACAAGGTGGATTTAAACCAGCTAGAGGTTCATTCTTAGAAATAGTATGTTATACAACTACTGGACGTGATGTTGAATATAAATTGGCTGCAGTTAGAGAGAAATTTACCCAAGCTACAGCTAGAGTAGAGTATGAACCAGTTGGTAAACGTGTTTATAAGAGTTCTGGAGGAAGTCTTGCTGAGACATCTGTTGAATATTTACGTAATAAGGTTATTCAACTTCGTGGAGCTAGACGTAGAATAGATACAGAAAGTGATCTTGGAACATTTTTACTTAACTATGACGGAGAGTCAACTTTCCATCCAAGACTTACCCATAACGATATAGCTTCTCGTATATTTAGTATTTATACAGTATTATCATTTGGTAATTCACTAAATGGTATTAAGCGTGTATTCACTATTCCTACAAATACTGGAAATGTTCGTGCTAAATATGATGATATGAGACATAAGGTTATAGATGGATTTGATTATTATAGCTTTAACTATAATAATATAATAAAATCTACACAATCTCGTCGTTCTGATAACTTTGTATTGGATAAAACTATTAAACCTGGTAAAGAACCAACAGTTCCAGAAAAACTAGACCCTAAAGATCCTTTAAATAACTTATATACATACTATTATGTAGCTCCATTTGTTATAGATTATGATAAATATAATAATATGGCTCGTGTATATATGGGTGCTCAATATGATGAAACTTATCTTACATTCCAAACATTTGAGGAATTTAATCCAAGTATTCCTGTAAGATTTGTTAATACATCTGTTAGAGTAAATGACCATTTAATATTTGATAGAAATAAAACATCTCAACACTTTAGTTTAAATAGTGAAGTTAGATTTGAATCTAGTAATTGGAAGTTTGACCACGGTAAAACATTCCAAGCATATATAGAATTACAAGCACAAGATAAAACTATTCATAGAATTCCATGCCATACTGTAACAGATATGGGTAATAATATATGGGATCTTGAATTTAAATTAAAAACTGATAAATATGTATTTAATAAATGGTGTGAATTTAGCTGGGTAGATGATGATACTGCTCATACTGTTAAAACTGCATCGTTTAATATAAGACATAAAGTAAAAGTTATATGTATGATTAAAGAAGAAGCCGATCCTGTTTCGTCTTATAAGTCTGTATCAGAATTCCAAGGAGAAATAGAATTCTTTAAAGATGTAACTAAAGACATGTTTACTCAAACAGATCAACATACTCAAGATGGGGTAATGTTTATGAGTTTACCTTTAGTTAAATCTGATTTCTATATCAAATCTGGAAACCAAAAGCAAATAACTGAAGAGGTTAAAAAGATTGTTACATTCTTAGATCATGCCGTATATGATTTACTTGATGAATATAGTAGTAGATCAAATGATGTCCATGATATACAAGAAACTAACCTAAGAGTTGCTATTAAATTTGCTAAAACTTATGGATTAAGTAAGTTCTTAGATGTTGGTGAAGTTAATAAGATACTTGTACATAATCTACAGATGAGACCTAAACTACTTATACGTAAACTCGACCCTGACTTTGATGAAGCTGCAATTGCATCTGAATTAAATCAATCTCTAATAAAACACGACTATTACATGGAAGATTTACATATGTCTTCACTTGTATACTCTGTATTAGATAAGGCGGGAGATGCTGTATCACGTATACAATTTATCAACTTTGATAATTATCCTGATAACTATCATATGATAATGCGTAATGATCAGACTCCTGATAACCTAGACCCACCAGAAGTAGTTTCATTAGAACCTGTTTACGACGAAGTGTCTGATACATATAAATTTAATATTAAATTTACATATATTTAAAATAAAAGGAGGAAACATTTATGATGAAAGCCATATTTATAGATAACTATAAAGCACATGCTGTTATAGAATCTAGAATAGAATCTTTCGCAGATTGGGAAATACATGGTAGACTTGGTGACGGGATAATATCTCCTGTTACTGTTATCAAAAGTCCAGATGATAGGTCTGTACTATTAACATATGATAGAAACTCAGAATCTACTAATGTTAAAAATGCTATGGAATCTCAATTTGATGATGAAAGAGCTGGTTTATGGTTTGGTGATATGCTTAATAAAGATAACCTTGAAGTGTTTAAAGACATGGGTGGGGGAACTGTATTATATGCTGACCAAGCTAAAGGATCTGCTAAAACTATGGATTTATTCTTACAAAAGATGCATTCATTAGGAAAATTAGACCATGCTTCATTAGATGCATTAAAACCAATGCTTACTACAGAGCAATACAATTCATATGAAAGTATAATACCTACATATGATGATATAGAAAGAAAAAAAGCAGAAGCTAAAGCAAATAGTGAATTTGCTACATCTGTATATACTGTAGATGAAAATGGTAATGAATTACCAACTGGCAAAATAGCAACTGAAGATATAGAACCAGAAGCTACTGAATATAATGGAGAAGATGCATTTAATAATGGTTTAAATGCTGAATCTGGTGTAGACCCTGAAGTAGTAGATTTCAATCCAGAAATATTAGGAGAAGATACACCACCAGAAGTACCAGAAACTCCAGTTGATAATGAAAATCCTGAGGTATTACCTGGAGATGATGAAAACCTATATAATATTGAACCTGGAGATGAATATAATTTACAACCTGAAGGGTTAAGAGAAGGATTTGATGGAGAAAATGCTGAACTTCCAGATGACGTACCAGAAATAAATCCTAACTTTGAAAAAACATCAAATGATGAAATGAATGAATACAATACTACTGAAGAACCAGTAGAAGAACCTAAAATCGCAGTTACAGAAGTTAATGGAACAGCAGTTTTAGAACCAAAATATCAAAATATACTAGATGGAATTAATACATATTTAGAAAAATATGACATGACTATAGATCAATTTATGGAATCTGTATTTAAATTAAAATTCTTATTAAATCAAATAGCTGGTGGAAAGGTTCCAGAAGAAACTACATCAGCAGATGTAGTACAAGAACCTGAAAACCTAGATGAAAGTACTGACACTGCTGCAAATGTTACAACTGAAAATCCAGAAGAACCAGCTGGAGCTGAGATGAATGGAGCTACTTCAAATCCAGTCCAAAGTTTATTGACTGCAGTTGCTGATGAAATGAAAAATCCAGATAATCAAACTGAAGAAGTAGTAGCACCAGTTGATAACACAGATAATGTAGAGAATACAGATGAAAATACAACTACTGAAATAGAAAATGCAGATAGTCAAGTAGCTGAAACTATAACTACTGAATCTATTAATCCTGAAACTGATTTAATTAATCAAATGATGAAAATAAGCAATAATGATACAGAATTCTTTAATAATATGATTCAATACAAGGAAAGACTTTCAAATGAAACTATAAATGAATTAGTTTCTACAAAAATGTATGATAAAATACTTACAGGAATGACTGTATATAATATGATTAATATTCGTGAAGAAAGAGCAAGAAAGTTAGGTCTAGTATAATTACATATAATAAGGTAGAATATACAAACAGTATATTATAATAAAATTTAGGAGGAAACAAAAATGGAAGAAAAGAAAGAAGTATGGATCACATCAGTGAATACAACAGACGTACAAACTCAAGACAAGCACAGAGTTGCAATGTATATGAAAGGTTTTGATGTAGTAATGCACTTTGATAGACTTGAAGAAGTCCAAGGTAAAAAGACTTATGTTAATAAAACAATGTTGCACATCAATAACTTAAATAACTCTGGTTTTGAAAACTTTTTTGGTATTTGTGTAGCTAAAATTGGAGCTGCTAGATATGATGATCAAGAAACTAGATATTCAGAAGCTGTTAAAATACATTTTGATGGAGCAAATGATTGTAAAGTAATAAGATTTACTTATTCTATAGCACCAGGTCAAAAATCTGATTATAAAAGAGCTAGACTTGCTAGTTTAAAGATTTATCAATTTGCAAATTATCAAGAAGCAAAACCATTTATGGTAAGACAACCAAATGGTTCTTATGATCAACTTCCAGAAACTAATTGTGTTTATACATTAAATCTTAGATTAATGCCTAGCATAAATACAACTGGTAATGGAGGAAGAAACTTATCTGAAGGAGAAGGTTTCTTACAAAGCGTACATACAATGCTAAATAATATCCAATCTGCAATTATGTATACAAGAGTTATTAACCATATAACATCAGAAGATAGTGCTTATGCTGCACAAAATCAAGCTTATCATACAGCTGTTAATAATGTTGCCCAAGCTGCATCACAAACTGCGGAAGCAACTGGAACAAACATCAACCATGCAGCTGAAGATAATTTAGATGAATATCCGTACTAGGAGGAATTAGATGGCGGGATTATTTGGAGGAAGCTCTCCAGAACTTGTAAAGAAATGGAACTTGTCTTCATTTGTAGCTGAAGATAGTCCAAGAATACAAACTGGTACAAGTATTGCATCTGGTCTACCTGAAATTAAGTTATCTGATCTTAATAAGAATATTAAACAGATTAATCTTAATATGAGTAAGCTAAGTATGGAATATGATAAACTATTTAGAAAATTTGGTTTTAAGTCTGCAGATTTAAAGAAGTATATTAAAGTACTTCTAGAAAGAGATGATATTGGGGAGACACTATCAGCACTTGAAAATTCAGACATAAATATACTTATAAACCAAATGAGAATAATAGAAAATAAATCTAAACTGGAATCTGAAAGATTTAAACAGATTAGAGATGAAAAGAAACTACAACTTGATATACTTAAAGCTAGTGGAGCTGCAGTTGATAATTCTGGTACACAAGTAAATGTACAACAAAACAGTCCAATTGCAGTTGCATCTATGGCTGGTAGAAATATTGCTCCTGGAACTATTGATTTAGGAGCTATTTCTAATATACCAGTTATAGAACATCAAAGTACTACAGCCAATATACAAGTTCCTACAGAAACTCCGAAGGAAAAAGAGACTGTAGAAGCTGTAAGTAATGAGCCTATCCCGGCTAACTTTGTGTCTAATGGTTTACAATATGAAGCTAATAAATTAGACAAAGGAACTGATGGCTCAAACCCCACTAGTCCAGCTAAGTCTACGCTAGACGTTATGAAGAGCATTGTAGTTGCATCAGATAACTTTGATGGAAGTACAACAATGGCAGACGTTCATAAGAATTCTGTAGATATTATGATGGAACGTATGAAAAATAAAGATAGTATGTTATCTCATAATACAAATCTATTAGGTCATAATCTTAATACTAGCTTAGCTGGTTTAAAAATGAAAAAGACTCCACATACTCGTATTTTATATGTAAATGTGGACGATGGAACATTTTATGAAAAAGGTTTCTATTTAAATCAAGATGGAAGTATCGGGCCAGAACTTCCACCTGATAACTTTATACCAAGATCAGTTACTCATTTAGGTGAACTAGAATTTGATACTGTTAATCGTGAAGTTACAACTTATTATGAAGATACTGCTATTCCATATAGACTAGTAACAACATCGTCTGGAATGGGAGAATTCTATAATAATGAATGGAATGATAATAAGACAAATAAATATAGAATACCTGAAGATGTACTAGTGGTTTTGAGAGCTCAAGCAAATGCATAAAATACGGGGGCGAAAGCTCCCGTTTATGTACCGCTAAATATTTGGAGGATAAAAGATGGTGAATCAACTTAATAATTTTATTAATAACTTGAATAACACAGCATTAACAGCTTCTGAAGATATACTTAGATATATAAATATACCTAATATTCGAGATGATGAGAAACTTGCTAATTATATGACAATGTTAAAAGGGTTTAAAGAGATGGTAACCAATCAATTTAATATATTATATCAGAATAGTCAATCTTCACAATATTCTGATATATCATACGACTTATGTTCTAGTACATTTCTTAAGCTATTGACATTTATGTTTGGACATGGAGGTATTTTATATCATCGTATATTTAATAATCATACTGAATTTGCTTACCCGAAATCAGAAATCGAAGAATATGGAGCTACAAACTTAATAATATTATGGAGAGATCTATTTACATTTAAGTGGAATACTTATACAAAAAATGATGATGCTTATCGTTCTTTTATTGATATTCAATTTATATTGGATAATACATACCAGGCATTATTAACTGCTGTAAATAGTGCAGATGTTGATAGATTAGATGTATATAATCAATCTATGTATAGTGTGAGGGGAAATGTGTTAAATATGTTTGTATCCAATTTTAATCAAAATGTACTAAGTAGTTTTATTAATCAAGATGACTATTATACTATATATAATGAACTAGATAATACTGACTTAATTGGGATGCTTACAGATTATGCTATACATAAATCATTTATTAATTATGAAACATCAATACCATTTATTTATTCTATTGTAATAAATGAAACTTATATTCATTATATTATTAGAGATTATCTATATTATAATATAGTAGGGCTATTTGAATTATTATTTACAACAGTAGATAATTACCAATATATAGAAACATCAATTATAGCACAAGGAATTCGTATGATTATTGATAAAATAGGAGGTATTTAGATGAAATCAGTAGAACTTATTAATAACCTTATAAAATATATCATTGATAATTCTAAACTTCCAGATTATAGTGATATTGATACTATTACTAGACATATGAATTATGATTTAATAGATATAGAATTTGATGATAATGAATTATGGGATGCAATTGGTACACTATGTAATACATTAATTGCTAAAAAGATACCTGTATTTACTAATTATAAATTCCATAGAATGTTTTCATATATTAGTTTATACAATAGAACTGACGAAAGAATTCAGGACCCATTTATATCTATAATAAATAATGAATTATATAATGTTGCTAGATACATAGAAGATATATCAAAGTTAATTAATGATGAATTTGATAAATACTCTTCATCAATATCAGATTGTGATGAAACTTACTTATATAATCATTTTCCTAATGCATTTAAATACATAACTTGGGAAGAAATAACTAATGATTACGTATCACTAGTTTATACAGATATCTACAAATCATCGGTTCGTATATTTGATTTATTAACAGAATTACACACACTTTCTTCTACTTTATACAATATATTTTCACAAGATATTTTTAGACAAATAGCTGTCAATATAATTAATGTGATTTTATATGATAAAGTACCTGTATTGTCTATTTAAACGCGTTTATAAGGCATTTTAAGACGTTTTAACTTATATTGTGATTAATTTATCCAACGTTTGTTAAAACGTTAAATTATGCCGTTTAAATGGATATAAATTGGTATTAAAAAGTAGAAAGGAATGATCAAAATATGTATGATAATAAGATTGGAAATATTAATGATTACTTTGGCGATATTAAATATATGCTCGCCATGGTACGGAGTAGAAGATATCATTATGACTTGGAATTAGCTTCTAAAATATATAATAGTATATTACAATCTTTGATTGGTATATTAGAATATATTGAAAAAACTAATCCAAATGAATTATATATAGTTAGAAATGAAATGGATAATTTAGATATAGTGTTAGATATTTTAGAGCTTATCGTAGCTAGTCCAATACAAAATGTAGTAGTATACGATAAATTAGGAATGGTACAAAATGTGACAAAATTAATTGCAAATATAGATAAAATAAATCCAGAAGAAAAGCAATACATTGACTCTAGATTAAATACATTATATAATTGGAAATTATGGGATAATAAATTGAAAAGAGATTTCTGTGTGTTATTTATAGCAAGTGTATATATGAGTGAAGATTTAAATTGTTATGATGCATATATATTGATTTATAATGCAACATTAGATAAAATATTTAAAGATTTCTATATAGATATACCAGCAATGAACATTAGAGAGATGCGTGGAAATTTTAATGCTGAAAATATTATAAATGAAATATGGTTTTTAGCAAGTCAACACCAATGGAACCCTAGAAATCCTAAAAATCATAAGAAATTTTATGAATTTGGTGCATTTGACTTATGGAATAACTACCAAGCTCATTTAATGGATTTTTATGATGGTTTAGCTAGTGTAGCTATGGAAATTATAGATGAAGTAATGCGAATGATTGGACCTACTATTAGTAATATTTTAATAGCATATATTAAAATAAAAATGGCATTATTTGAAGATTATGTGTATAGTGAATATGGAGTAAATCCATCCTTAGGTGAAATAGAAATTAGAACAGTGTGAAGGTGATATGATGAATAATTATGGATATGCTAGCAATTTTATAATGGGACAGGTTAAAAGATTAAATTCATATAACTATAAATATGATGATAGTTTATATAATTTAATAAGCAGAGACCCAGAATATGTTATAAAAACTTTAGTTTATACGGCAACTGGATATTTTGGACCACAAGCAAAATATGAAGCTATTATGTGTATGTTGGATGGGCCTAGATTCTTTCCAAGTCATATTTATATTCCAGTTCGTAAAGCAATTAGTGACAATTTTATGTATATTGTAGATAGTGATTTCTATAATATATTTTGTAATAATTTAAATAATATAATTCATCCTGGAGTAGATGATGTAGATAAAATGCTAGCTAGTATGAATTTTGATAATTCTTATAATGCATATGATGCGACTGCACTTGAAACTACTAAGTTTATTCTAGGATTTTTACGTAGTATACATTATAATTTAATGCAAATATATACATCGAAATTTATAATAGATGACGATATTTTGATAAATTATATATTTGAAGATCTATATTATGAAACTTCTGATGTTACATTACAAGAACATCAATTAGACCCAATACAATTTATAGAATTTAGTACAATATTAATAAATGTTGTAACTAGCGATGACCCGGACGTTCATAGATGTATAGAGAATGCTATTCAAACCCATTTGGGCGCTATATATGAAAAACATTCGGGTATATCATTTTATAATGAACCATTCCGTAATTTAATTGAGTATAAAGTATTCCAATTTATGATAGATTTAATATATGATTTATTTGAAAATGTAATGGAATATCTTATGATAACTCCAAATTTACAAGAAATTCCGATGGTATATTTTGAACAACATAAATTTAATGTTGGAAAAGCATTAAGAATTTTAACATTACCAATAACTGAAACAGGAGTGTACCATGTTATGTAGAAGTTTATTTCCTACTGGATATAATCTAGTAGATCATGACCCAGATTTATTTTTACTACACTGTCATTATTATAAACAGATAGATACGCTATTTGTATTATATAAACGTTACAGTAATGGTGAAAAGATATTAAGAAAGATTAAAAATCCAAAAGTTCCAGTGTTTGTATCTAGTAGACATAGAGATAAACATCAAGAGTTTATTCAAATAAATGAAACTCGTAGATATATGGTATCATATGCTAATAAAGAGGCTGAAATGATACCAAACTTATTTCAAGCTAAGATAATAAGATATCAGGACAAGTATACAAGACAATGGGTAGAAAAAGTTATATATCCAAATGTAGAACCAGGTGCAGTTTCTCTGCACCCTGATGTCTTTTTCTTTGATTATCCTATAGAACACGTAGTATATTTAGAGTATACATTGTCTAGATATGAACAGCAAGGAACTGAACTATTTGAAAATGTTCCAATTCCAGAATTGAATGTTTGTGCATTCGACATAGAAACTCACCGGGACGAGTACGGTGATTGGAACATTAATACTAATACCTTTGTAAATCCTAAAACACATAAAGCTTATATAGATATAGTAAAGCATCCAGAGTTTAATAGATATGATGAACTAGTTAATAATAAAGAGAAATATTATAAAGATGTTAAAGATACACTATATGAAATGATAGATAATTGTAGTTTATCTGGAAAATCTAAAGACTTCGTTCAAAAGTTAGCTAGAGAATTTGTAGATAAGCTTACAATAGAATTAAATGCATTTGATAATGAAGCTGAGATGATTAAAGCTACTTGTAAACGTATGTTTACAGATAATCAACCAGATATACTAACAGCATTTAATGCACCATTCGACGTTGGAACTTTCCAAGATAGAATTAATGCATTAGGTTTACCAGCTGGAACATTTAACCAGCATGGAATTGGATATGATGACGTAGCTCCACCATTTGATGTACAGTCTAGAGTCGAAAGCGACCCAGAACGTTCATTCCGTGGAGACGACTATAATCCTACTAAGCGTGTAGTATATATGAATAATATATCACATACAATGATAGCTGATAGTCAGACTACATTTTTTAGTAACCGTTCTACTCAAACATTTAGTAACTATAAACTTGATACAGTTGCTCAGATTATATTAGGATTTGGTAAATATGATTATACACATATTACTACATCAATTCTTAATCTAGCTAGAGCAGACTTCTATTATCACAGTATATATGCGATAATTGACTCTATTTTACTAGCAATGTTGGATTTAGTAACTGGTGACTTTGAATCAAAGCTTATTTATTGTATGAGTTGTAAGGTTAATATAGAAGAATCTCCTCGTAATAACTCAGCTATTACACGTGGAATATTTGCCGATTGTGTAATCAGAGGGGATATTCCTGGTAATAATATTAATAAAATATGTTTCCAAAAAACTAATGAAGAACTTCAAAAGTTAGAAAAGCTTCTTAACTTAGATTATTTATGTAAAACTAAGTATGCGGTAACACATAAAGGTAACTATGGTGGAGGAATTGTTCTAAAACCTGGTCTTTATAATTATGACTTTACTCCATATATAGAACAGTATGGAATTCTTAGTGGAGAAGCTAATGTACAAAACTTTAGAAGAGTACTTTATGCAATATATCTAGACTTTAAATCTCACTACCCAACTCAAACTGTGGTATGTAACTTGTCTAAAGATACATTACTTGGTAATATTAGTAAGATTATTGACTGTGATGGTAATACTCTAATGCAAGCAGACAGAGACGCTCCATCATTTAATGACTTTATTCATAAACATCTGGGTTCTGTTAACTTAGCAACATTATCTAGAGATACTATATCATTTGGGTCTATGTGTTGTAATTTACCATCAATAAATGATTTGATACAAACTGTAGTAAAGTTTGATAGTGAACCTAAATTTACTAAAGTAGAGCCATTTGTAATGGAACTTCCTAAATGCACACCAAAGCAATCTCGTATAATTTCAGTATTATCTTCTATTAATACTTATAATTATAAGAATCATATAGGGTCACAATCCGAAAAAGACGGTGAAGATGAAGATGATATTATAAATGTTGATACTAAATATTTCTATTTAACTAATGGAGAATTATCATTTAATGGTACATATGTTAAGTACGAATATCCAAATTATGATATTTATAATATGCTTACTGGTAATGATAGTACTATGGAATATTATGGTGTAATGAATAAAGGAATTATTACTATTAATAATGGTAAATTGAATCCTATTAGAAATAAACCATTCGATTTATCTGATTGCGAAATGCATAATATAGAAGAAGTTGATTGGGAAGATATGTATGAAAATGATGTATCTACTATAAGAAGCACTATATTTGGAGGAATAACTACTTATATAAATAAATACTGTTTCTATTTTCCTTGGAATGTATATAAGAAACAGTTAATTCAAAAAGGGCTGAACCAAAAAATATTAGTAAGCACGCCTTCTTATAAGATTAAGAAATTCAAGGATACTGCAGTAATAGGTCTTTATTATTCTATTCTTGGAGAAGATGATTTAATAATCAATATAGAACAACAGATGCAAGTTGTTCTAGTTGATTAAAAACAAGTGATTTGTACATCTTAAACACCCTTCGGGGTGTTTTTTTTTGTTAATTTCGTAAAGGAGGAATAATAATGGCTGATGATAAATTAAATACGTTTAAAATGGCTAACGATTTAGCTATGCCAGAAGTAGTTCAGGCTATAAAAGATAATGAAGATGCGACAACTAAGAAAAAAGAAAAGTCTTCTTTAGAGAAAATAGTTGATAAAAATAAGAAAAAGATAGAAGAAATACATGCAGATGTAACACAACAACGTGAGGAAATCTTAAAATTATCTTCTGGTATAATGAACCAGTTAGATCCTCAAAACCTTATAATAAATGACGTATCGTCTGGAGTTAAGTTATCTAGCTCTATAATGAGTATATCAGGTGATACTAAAAAGAACCAGGCTATAGATAGAACTATAAATGAAGCTGTTGCTTATAAAAGTAGTAAAATAAGTTTATTTAATACTACTGGTTTATATTATAAAATGCAACAAGCAAATTACAACCAATTCTTATTAGAAAATTTACCAGTGTTAGAGCAGTCTATAGAATTATTTATAGATGATGTAAATAATGGATCTTTTAGAGGAAATGACTTTGAAAAAGATTCTAAATTTAAATTCTATAAAAAAGGTATCGAAGTAACTGATAACTCTGAAAGAGAAAAACTTATAGAATTATTAGTTCCTTCTGATTATAGTAATATAGCAATTGATGAAAAATCTTTCTTTGATATTGATAATCAGTCAGATAAAACAGCATGGGGGCAAGGATATTCATTGACTCATGTAATTTCGAATCAAGATGTAGCAAAAGAACTTTATGTAAAATATATACTGAAGAGAAAGAAAGCTCAAGATTTGAAAAATAAGAAAATTGAAAGAAAGATGATTATGAATGCTAGTGAGAGCTTTTTCTCTAATGAAGAATTTAGAAAGATATTAAAGAATAATCGTATTAAATACAATTATACAAAAGGTAACTGGTATATTATAGATAATCCAGATAAAAAACGTATAGATAAAGCTCTTAAAGAATCAATGGAAGGTCTTACTACTAATGATTATCGTATATTAGATTATTATGTAGAAGACGGTATATATAAACAATGGACACCACATATGGATACAGAATTAAAATCTGCAGATGAAAGTTTCTTAGATTTCGTATCTAGATGGAATAATAATGAAATCAATAGTGTTTATGTAACTGATACTGAAAATGGCAAAGCTAAATTCTTTAACTTAGTAGGTAATGGAATACCCTTTTCTGCAATGGCTAACGTTGTTGATGAGATTAATGAGATATTTAAAACTGAAAAAGAAGAAGTGTTACTAGAATCTGTGTCTGATAATGTATTAAATTCTATAGAATCTACTAATTTCTCATTCGAAGATATCTATAATTCACCTATAGATAGATGTAGTAATGGTGTTTTAAAGAATGCATTTGAATCTATTATCAATGATTTTAATTATGAGATTGCAATGGAAGACGTTATCACTGTTGATTCTAGACCACCTTTAGCTCCACAAGAATTAAATGGTAGTGACCCTACACAAGCTACTATAGTTTCTGATGAAAAGAATCCAGAAACTGGTGTGAATAAGGAAGTTGAAGAAAAGATTAAAGAAACTAATAGAACTTATAGCAAGCTTGATAGAATGTTTAGTTCTATTAAAGGTGAATCAATTGAATATCTTGAAAATAACAGATTAGTACCAGTTATAACAGGTAATAGACTTATAGGTACATTCTATAATGAGTATACGCATCAAGATATACAACATTACATAGGTCTTAGAAGTTTTATAGGAAATCCACAATCATTCCAACAAAATGGAGAACTTGTAGATATATTAGAAGATCAACAAGAAGAAACAGTTGGACGTATGATATTTGGAGATGTTGTTAAGCCTATACTTGAGAAGAATATAGATATTAAATTCTTAAAGAATAATGAAGAATTATTATATACTTTAAAGAAACTTATTGAAGAAAACGAAGTTTCTAATAGTATGAGTATTAACGAACTTGCTCAAAATAATATGTATAATTTATCACGTATTATATATATTCCAGCTAAAGATTTAATATTTAAACGTAATGGAATATCTGGACTAGGAAAATCTAAGCTAGACCAAGCATCTGTTCCAGCAACTGCTGCTATATTAGCAAATGAATGTCAACTTGCATGGTATATAACTGCATCTGGAGGTTATTCTGTTGTTAGAATAGCGAAAGGACTTAATGATAATAAATCTGAATATATGCAAGGAAGCTTAATGGATAGATTCTATAGTCTTGGTATGGACAGAATTAAACTTCGTGATGTTAGTAAAAATAACTTTGAGCTTGGACATAAGTTCATAGTAATAGAATCAGAAGCTGATCAAGTAATGCCATTAGAACTTAACCCTATTAATCCACCTGAATTTTCTGTTCCACCTGAAGTTATCAGACAATGGATAGAACAAGCAGGAGATATAGTTGGATATAACCCAGCAGTATTCTCATCACAAGATGGTCAAGTAGAACTTGCTACAAAGTTACATGAGATAAATAACAGTAAAATGATTCAAATTCAAAAGTTTAGAGAATTTAAGACTCGTCCATCATCTCAACTTGCTACAATGCTAGTAAGACTTCGTGGTGGAGAAACATATAAAGATTATACAGTAGAATGGATACCACCATCAATAGAAAAACCAAATCAAATAAGTCAAGCTAATGCTATTAAAGATAAAACTGATGCATTCTTAGCATACTTGGATCTTATGGATAAACTTCATGAAAAAGATAAGAACTGGGACCAAGATGTTCAACGTGCATTTAAAGATTTACTTCTTAAGAAAGTTGCCGGTGATGATAGTATTATAGCTGGATTTGATGATATGCTTGAAGAAGCTGTTTCTATTGCAAATGTACAAGCTGCTAAAACTGCTAGAGAAACTTCATCTGGAACAAAGAAAAAACCTAAGAAAAAAGAAGAAGATGAAGAAGATACAGGAGATGAGGAATAATGAGTAAAGCTAAAAAGTTTGCTAAATTCGTAACAGTATTATCATTAATAGTTTTATTATTTGGATTAGCTATTATTATACCAAAAGTAACTAGAAGACAATATAGAACAGTTATTTCTAATTTTATGGATGAAGATGATGTGGAAAATGCTATTCATGTATTCTATACTGTAAGAGATAATCTTAATATAAATGGTAAAGTTACTGCAAAGATTAAGAAAAGAACGGATATCTCACTTATATCTGAATACATAGGAGAGAAAAATCTTATGGATCAAAGATATACAGTATATAGATATCTAGTACAAGTTGACGTGAATGATAATATTATAGTAGATGAAAAGCAATTCCAGTCAATTAAAATAGGAGATAATATCAAGTTTCAAAGAGATGATGACAGAGAGATACTGTATATAAATGACGTTTTATATTCTAATGAAAAAGAATAACAAAAAAGAATGTGAAGAGTTCTTTATACACTACTCTTCAAAAGTGTTTATTATCGATTAGTTAAATTGCATTACCTTATCTCTGTATTCATAAAGATATTTATTAACTTCATTTAACTTTTTATTAACGAAATCTAATGGTTCGATATCGTTAACATGAATATCAAATTCAGATTTAATATCTTTATATAACTTAGATAAGTAACAGTACAAATTAACATTGTGTTGATAATAATCATAGTTACAAGATTTGATATCTTGTTCACTAAAATTATTTATCACATCATGATAATACTGTACGTTGTGAATCATTGCATTCACCTACCTTGGATATACGAAGATTTGAAATTATAACACGAATATAATTTCACATATATCTACTATAGTATATGTAATCGTCGATTTGATAAATCGACATTCCTTCGTATATTCTTGGAAACTTAAATAATTTACCCCATTTAGGCTAAAAACCTAGATGGGGTAGGCTATTTATGTACCGTTTTAATATCCTCGATTTCGAACAATTACCTGTCAAAACAATAATTATTTTAAGTAAAGAGAGGTGATAAGTGTGGCTAAAGATGATAATAAAGAGTATCAACGTGAATTAAAAGCTTATAATGCTCAAGTAAATAAAGCAGAAGCTAAGGAGTCTGAAGGAAGACATCTTACAAATGAACAAAAGAAAAATAAAGCAGAGTTACAAAAGCTTTTAAAAACCAGAACTAAACTATACGACATCAATGAATCTAAAGATAGACAATTCCAAGCACAAAAGATGCAAGAATATAGTCAATTTGCAGAAAAAGATTTAAATGCATGGGATCCATATGATAATACGCCGTCTAGTAAAAAATCTGGCACAGCTGCTCTTGGATACGCTGCACAAGCTCAAACTAATAATCTATTAGAGAGAATATTAAAGTCTCAGGATAATAATCCTTTTAATGCCTCTCTACTAAATTTACAGCAACAACAAGTAACCTTACTTGGTGTTATATCTGAAAATATTAAAGCTATGCGTGGTGTTATGGCACCGACTAATAAAGCTGATAATAGATCAGAATATAAAGAGTATGAACATGGTGTTAGTGATACAGCTAAATTTCTAGCTGCTTTAAGATTTGACAAAGCAGCTGGTTCTTATATGAAAGCCGTCGGTAGTAAACTAGATTCAACTGGTGAAATAGGAATGGCTGTTATGGCTTTAGACCAGTTTAGATCTCTAGCTAAAGATGGTGGAATTTATAAGATAATAAAAGAAAGTATTGCTGGTTCTATAAAGAGTACTATTCTTGGTAGTAAAAATGCTAAAGAATGGGACAGAATAAAAGAAGACCCAGCATCTTATATACAAGAAGTTATAAATAAAGCTGCTGGTAGTAAAAATGCTGGAATAAGAGCATTAGCTGAACCATTATATACTACTAATAAAATAGATCTTCAACGTAAGATGAATAAAACAGATTGGTCTGCTGGTGCAAAATTTGATAATAAATTTTACAAATCAGTAATAGGATCTTTTGAAACATTACGTGAAATACTAGGAGCTATTAAAGGTACGAAGACTACTCAATTTGATTGGGAAAGTGAAACTTATCGTACTGAATCTGAAATATATCTTAGACAAATAGCTAAAAATGAAGATAAACTTAAAAATGTAAGACGTAATTTTAAAAACGAGCTTGCATCAATTATGGAAGAAATGGCAAATGACCCAGCATATGCATCATTTGCTAGAAATAATCTTCAATTTAATAGTAATGGAAGCGTTAAAAGAGATATTCATGGTAATGCACAATGGACATCTGATAAAATTATTAAATATGTAGAAAAATATATTCAATCTACTGGTGGTAGATTTGATAACCTAGGTGACGACCTTAGTAATATAGTTAAATCTATGGGAATTGATATATCAGACCCTAACCAAGCTGGTATTGCTAGACAAGCAATGGAAATACTTGGTATGTTACGTAATTATTACCGTACAGCAACATATGGTATGAAAGAACGTATGAATGATTTGGGTTCTGGACACCGGGATTTACATGGTCGTAATACCTATAATCAAATAGATAATCGTATAGGTGCTGAAGCAATACAAACTCTTCAAGCATTATATGATTTTGGAGTAAACGATCCTAAACAGCTACGTGAAATAATGGAACGTGTAAATCTAGACGTATCATTACCTAAAGGTGGCGGGTTTGGAGGAAATGGAGTCGGTAGTGCATCATTTACTGGTAGCAGTGCGTTTACTGGATATAATAATGCAATGGCATATCTTAATAAAATTAATAGTAATATGTCGCCTAAGCAACGTTATAAAACTAATAAAGAAGCCGCTAAAATACTTCAAGGTGAATGGGTTGAGTCTCCTTTAAATGTTGCTAAAGAATTTGATCTTAAAAATCTTAATAATAGAGATAAAGCAGAAGAATTAAGACGTGCTGGAAGATTGAATGACCACTACTATAATTTAGTAATGGGTAATACTGTTGGAAATGCTATAGATACTCAGGATGCTAATAGAACAGTTGAACGTGAATATAAGAAGTATGAAGCTGCTGTTAGATTATATGAAATACTTCATAGAGCAGGTACAACTGCTCAAGCATATGCTGCTAAACACGGTGGCTCTGTTTCAAAATATAAATCTCAAGGTTATATTAGTAGTCCTACCGATCTTATGGATTGTATTGATGACAATGGTAAACCAATACAAGCTAAAATGGCTAAACTTGGGTGGGGATTTATCTCTGATACTTATATAGCAAATGAATCTCGTAGACAACGTGAAGAAGATAATAAATATAAAATGGACGGAAACGTCGTTCAAAATACAAATAAGCTATTATCATCTGTATGGCAAGATTCATCTATTCAAAAGAAACTTAGAATAGGTGGCGGGTCTGCAGTTGGACTTGCTATTGGAAGTATGATGAAAAATAAAGGTATTATATCTTCTAATGCTGGTGTTTACGCAATGGGTGCTATAGGTGCTGGTGTAATGATGACTGAACGTGCTAAGAAGGCTATAGATATGATGTATGGTCCAGATAGTGAAACTAAGGGCGATAAAGGATTTAGTAATAGAGAAATAGGTATGGCTAAACTAGCCCAGAAGATAATACCAGCCGCTGCTGCAGCTACTGTTGGTGGTAAAACATTTATGTTCAGCCAACGTATATTTAATAGTATGGGGCCAGTTGCTGGTTTGGTTGGATTTATACCGTCACTTGGAGCTGCTTTGGCTGCTGGTGGTATTACATATAAGCTATTACCAACACTTAGAAATAAAATAGCGAATGCAGAATCTGGTAAAGGTATACTTGGTAAAATTAAAGATAAAATTAAAGAGAATAAAACTCTTGCTAATATATTTGGACTTACTGGTCAAAGATCAAATGCTGCAATATATGCAGATAATATCGAACCTATTATTAAAGAACTTGAAGTTAACATAGCTAAACTTAGACAAGATAATCCATTTGATACTAATGCAAACCTTATGGAAGATAATCTTAGAGCTCTTAAAGATTATCAATATAGATTAAAAGCTATAGATAAAGATAATCGTATGAGTATAGAAGATAAAAATAGCCAAGCTTCTCAAATATACGATGGAATAGTTGCATTAGTAAAAGATCAACAAAAAGAACTATTCTTAAAACGTACAGCTAATGATATAGATGCCAGAAATAAAGCTAAAGATGGTTTAAATGCTGCTAATGAATCAATGATTGATCACAATGCTAGAAGAGCTCAAGATAATATTGATAAATATAATACAGCTAAAAGTGTAACGTTAGATGATATGAAAAGTGGAAGCTTCAAAAGTAAGGAACAATATGCTCAAGAAGGTTCTGAAGCATGGGCTATGAAAAATTACAATTCATCGTATAGTACGGTAGCCGAAGCTAATAAGATGTATAGTACATTCCGTGGAGCAAATAAAACACAAGCTAAAGCCAATTTTATGAAGGGTCGTAAAGACGAATATATGAACTATGTAAAGCAAAGTGATGCTATAGCTTTAGAAAAAAAGTTTAGAGCAGATGGATTAATTGCAGATGATGTAAAGTTTAATGACGATAACGAATTCTTCAAGTGGTTAGATGATAACAGAGATAGAGTTTATCAAAATGAACTTACTACTAATAGCGGAATGATGAATAATTTTATAGCATCTCAAATGGATTTAAAATTTGGTAAAGAATTAGGTAATGTGTTCAGATATGGTAGTATAGATGATTCATTCTTTGATAGATTTAATGCTAAAGTTAGTGGTCGTGATGCTAAAAATGGTAATATTGATAGATTAGCAAAATATGGTAAGGATCGTGAAGATGCTGAACTTAGAAGACAAGCAATAATTACACTAGGGTATGTAGATGATAAAGGTAAACCTAGAACAAAATTAACAAAAGAAGAAGAGGCTAAAGTTAGTGCATTTGTTGCATCTAGGTACTTTGAACGTAATTTACAAAATAATGCAATCAAATTGGATCCTAAAATACTACAAAAGGCAATGAAAGATAATAACATATTTGATTGGATAAATGGTAAAACAAATGATATCGGGATTGAAGAAGTTAATAATTTTCTTAAAAATTTCGAACATATAGATTCAAATAATACAAATGTAGTTAATAGTCCAGAATTTAGACAAATGTTTGGTGGATGGTTAATACGCCAAGCTTATATGGGAGGTCTTTCTAGCACTGGTAATCTTAATGCAAAAGCATATAATGACTTATTTGAAAATATACTTAAAGAATACATAACTCAAAGTAATAACTTTATAGATAGTAATTATAAGAAAAAACTAGATAATTTAACAAATGGTGATGCATCATTAACTAGTAAATATGGTTTAGATGGATTAATTTCTGATATACAAGAAGTATATAGAAATGAAAGTGATGACAATAAACGTTTAGCTATAGTAAACAGTCTTATAGTAGACCGGTACGCTAATGGTGGTGTAACTGCTGAAAACTTTGGTGATATAATAGGTGGACAATATATAGCCGGTGAAGAGTTTAATAAGTTAGTAGCTCTTAGACGTGCTATAATTAAAAACCCAGATGGTTCTAATATACCAGATGATGAGCATAAAGATTATATTATAAGTAAATTAAAGAATTCAACTTCTTCTGGATTTTTCGGTAAACTTATGAATAAATTCGGTATTAGAATTATGCAGAAGTTAGGTGGAATGGATGAAGAAGATATAGCTGATGAAAAAAATGCTGATAAAGTATTAATACATGCATTAACTAATATGTATAATACATCAAATTTAGCTAATAATCCATATTATACAAAAACATCAGTCAAGGGTGCAGATGGAGAAAACCAATTTAAATGGATTTCTGAAGGAACTATAGGAGATAGAGCTCCTAAATTCCCAACTCCCGAAGAACTTCGTGATATGATTAAAGAAAACTTTACATTTAATATGGATAAATATGTATTTGGGTCTGGGGCTGGATATGGTTCTGATACAGCTAATGCAAATATGTATTCATCTAAAGGAAGTACTCTTAAAATGAGTGATCTATCTGGGTATAGTTTTAGTAATGGAGCACATCTTGAAACTTTTGGTTGTAGTATAGCTGCAGCTAATAATGCTTTAGTTATACTAAAAGTACCAACATTATCTAAGGAAACTATGATAAATGTTGCAAACCAATACTTAGATAAATATGGAATTAAATACGGGTTCTTTACACATGTAGCTAATATGTTAGGTTTAAAATCTGAAATACTTATGGCTAATGGAAATCGTTTTAATAAAGAATTCTTTAATAGATTAAACTTTAATAATGCTACATATATTGCTTTATTAGATAATATAGGACATGATAGTGGTGCCCATTATATAAATATATTATCTATATCAGGAGATAACGTTAGTATTAACGACCCTATGCAAAGTGGTCTTAATGATCTTAGTATATCTGAAATAACAGCTAGAGCAAGTTTAATCATTAAATATGATGCATCTAATGTTAGTTCTACTGTTACTAGTATAGATTCTTCAATTAATGCTAGACAGCTAAATGTATCTGGTAGTGGTGTATTTACAGCTATGGCTAATACTGCTATGATGAGTATTGCTAAAAATTATGTTAAAAATAACGGATTTAATGGGTATGGTAGTTCGGAACCATCTGGTGGTATGTCGTCTGATGAAGGTAAATATGATCCAGAAGTTGCAATGATAGCTACAAATGTATCGGATGAAAAGCAAAAGCAAGGAATTCTTTCATTTATAGCATCATCTAAAAATAAAGCATTTGCTGCAGCTGCTAACAGATTCCGTTCATTATTAAGTAAACCAGAAGTTAGATCTGAGCTTAAAGAAAAGCAAAATGTAGCCGATACACAAGAACAACAAGGTAAAGATATAGCTGAAATGAAAGATGCTATAGTTGGTGGTAAACTAGGTGGAAAAGGTGACGGCTCTGGCAATGTTAGATTTGATGGTAGTGGAGGTATGATACAAGGTCTTACTAAACTTGTGTTTGGTAAATATGTATTCGGGAAGTTATTTAAATGGATAAAGAAAAAATTCGGTAAAGGTGCTGTTAAAGAAACTGGTGAAGAGGTTGCAGAGAAAACCGTACAAGAAACTGCTGAAACCGCAGGAAAGAAAATGGCTGGCGAAGGTATGGAATCTGCATTTGAAACTGGTGGAAGAGAAGTAATTGAAGAATTCGGAGAAACTTCTGCAAAGAAAGTGGCTGGAGAAAGCATGGAGTCAGCGTTTGAAACTGGTGCACGTGAAATCTCCGAAGAGGTTCTAGATGCTGCTGCCACTAAAGCTGTTAAAAAGACTGGACAAGAAGTAGCAGAAAGTGCTACAAAAGAGGCATTAGAAGAAGGTGGAAAAGCTGCTTCTAAGGGAATGATTAAAGGTGTCCGTAAAATACTTCAATATATATTCATCAAAATGCCATCCGCAATTGCAGACAAGATTGCTGGAAATACAGTTATCAAATTAATTGGTAAAATATTTGGTAAAAATGTAGCTAAAATGGCTACTAGTGCTAAAGTATTTATGGCTGAACTTGGTGAAAAACTTCTAAAGAAAGCTACTGATAGTGTTATCGGTAAAGCTATAGCAACAGGTGCCAAAAAAGCTGTATCATTTATAGGTTTAGCTATAGATGCAGGTCTATGGTATAGAGATTATAGAAAAGCATTACCATCTGCTGCCGCTATATTAAATATGCAAGATAAGGGAGTTACTCAAGACTTCCTAGAACAAAATGACTTAGATGATAACGTTGCTAGAGCATATGCTACATATAAAAATGGAGCATCTTTAGTTTTATCTGTTATTGGTACAATTAAACAGACAGCTGAAGCTGCTGTAGCAGTTGGAACTGGTGGAGCGACATTACCAGCTATGTTATTAACTGCAACTTATTGGGGTATAGCAACCGCTGTTATTCAAATGTTATTTGAATTTTCTATGTCTTTTGATAGCTTCCTTCAAACATTTACAAATATTAAAGGTGAAATAGGAGCAATACTTTATAAAACTAATGATAAGGTTAAATCATTAGTAAATAAGTCAGAATTCATGCAAAAGATTCTAACTAGCGATTTAAAGAAACAGGAAGCGGAAGCCGAACATAGTGCACAGAATGTTACTACAAATACAATTAGTAACGGGTCTGAAATGTATAATCAAAAGGGTGGTATAGAAGAAGATAACTTCCAAAAAGCATCTGTGTATGCTGGTACATCTAGTGTAAATGGTAGCAGTGCTGGAAGTTCTGCATATTCAAGTACATTTGATAGAATACGTAACTTTGGATCTAAATATACAGCTAAGGCTAAAAATCTTGTTTCTAGTGCATATAATAAGATAACAAGTGCTCTTGGATTTGGTGGTCCTAAATCAAATGTTGGAGCGAATGCTTCATTTGATTGGTCTAAAGTTCCTACACTCGCTCAATTAAAAGGTGCTAAATTTACATCTAATGCTGGAAATAATGAACGTGCTATAAAATTTATGTCAATGTTACTTCCTATAGCTCACGAAATGAGTCAAAAGCATGGAATTTATGTAAATCCATACTTAGCTATGGCCCAATGGGCTCTAGAGTCTAATTGGGGTAAAAAAGATAGCGGTAACTTCAACTTCTGGGGAATTAAAGGTTGGGGTAAACCTACTGAATATTGGGACGGGTCTGTAGCTGACGTAAGTACACATGAAGTAATCAATGGTGTTAGTACAGGTATGAGTCAAAAATTCCGTGCTTATAAAAGTGCAGAAGACGGTATTAGAGACTACTTCCTATTTATGAGTAAGAGATTCCCTTCTATACAAACTATGGGTATTGAAGGTCTTAACCATGGAGTAGATGGTGGTAAGTATGCAACCGGGTTTGGATATATTCCATTAGTAACTAAGATATATAATCAATTTGATAGTGGAATGAAATCTTCTGGTTTTGATATGATTAAATTACAAGCTGATATAGCTAATAATGCAAATATTGCATATAATGCATCTGCAACTGGAATAGATAACCCAGAATTAGCTCATTTATCTTATGATGGGACTAAATGGACACCTGAAAGTGTAGTTGGAAGATCTGGAATGAAATGGGCTACTCCATTAAATAACTTAGGTGGAACAGAAATAGCTTCAGTATATGGAGATAGATCTGATGTTGCAGCTGCAGCTAGAGCTCGTGGTGTTAAAATGAGTGGATTCCACCGTGGTGTGGACTTTGTCCAAGGTAGTGGTTCTCCATTCTTCTCTATTGCTGATGGAGTAGTTGAAAAAGCTGGTGGTGGAAGTGTTAATAACATCATAGTTAGACACGCCAATGGTATTGCATCTGAATATATGCATGGTCATCCTACTGTAAAAGTTGGAGACAGGGTTAGAGCTGGTCAACAAATTGGTAAAGTAGGAAATGTAGGAACTAAAGGAGCCCATTTACACTTAGGTATATTTAAAGGACAATCAGTTAAAGGTGTACATAATAACTATTATGATCCATTCTTTGAATTGGGACTAAATCCTAAGAATGTACGTACTAGAAACTCACCTGAAAATATAAGATTCTTAAAATCTAATAAGTTCTCTACAAATAGTGAAAATCCAGAAGCAGCTAAGGCTGGTAAACAAATGGACTCTACTGGTTATATGACTAAAAATGGATATAGTGGTAAAGGTGGAGATATGTCCGCAGATGCTATAGTTAATAGTGGTGCAAATCAATTAGTTAAAGAACTTCGTGATCTTAAGGCATTAGTAGCTGGATTAATTCAAGTTGTATCAACTGGACTAGCTGGAAGCTTTGGTGGAGTAAATGACTTACTACAAGGAGTAATAGGTGCTATTAAGTCTAAAGAAAAAGATGATATAATGGCACAAATATCAACATCTAGATTTAACTAGAGGTTAGGAGGTAATATATGTTAGATAACGGAAGCGGTTTAGTAGGTCCACCACCTAAACCATCCCAAAGAAAACAACAGTCAACAGCAGAAGCTATTAGAAAATCAGCTGAAACATTAAATAGAGCTGCACAAGGTGCTGGAAGAGCAAGTTATGGTAGTCCAGACAAGGAAATACCATCTTCTAGTGGTAGAACAGATGGGAATTATGGTATTCCTGACTATGATCAAAGTGCACTGGATTCATTTATAGAAAGTACGGCTAAGAATGGTAAGAAAGTTGTACACGAACAATCTCAAAGAATTATATCACAATTTGCTAGAGTTGCAGATGTTATGGTAACTGATGCTAGTAATAGTAGATATGTGGAACTAGATAAACGTAAATTAGCAAATATTATAGGAAAGGACCAACTACTACAAATAGTTGGTCTTCCACCTATAAGTGATAATATTGTAGATCCTCCGCCAATATGGCAAAATGATGAAATAAATGGAGGACAAATGACATGGGGAAGCGCAGGTTTAGTTGGTCAAGAATACATAGAACGTGTACTAATGAGAGGACAATTCTTAGTATTAGTTCCATTAGAGTTTAAACCAAACTTTACGAGAGCATTAATAAGCTCAATTGGACTAGATGAAACTAGAGGTAGTGAATTATCAGATTTTTTTGAAAATACTGCTACAAGATTCGAAACATTCTTGGATAGAATTGATACTAGACTTAATATCGCATCATATGGTTATACTGCATTAATAAATCATTATAGGTACTGGATATCAGTTGGTGCTCATATGAAAGTTGTACTTCATACTCTTGGAATAGATCCTATGGACCAGACTTTAACAGCTAAAGGTTTTAGTGCGGAATATCATAATTTTTTAAAAGAAAGATTACCAGATTTCATGGTAGATAGAGTATTTTCACATGGTAACTGGAAAGGTATTAGTGGATTATTGGGTGCTGGTGGAGATGATAGTAAAGTTGCTGATGAATTAACAGCAGATGCAAAGAAACAAGAAGATCAATTAAGACAAGATATAAGTGATATAAATAGTGCAATGTCATCTCTAACACCTAAAGTTGGGTCTGATAATACTATAGGATTAGATGGAACTAATGCAGTTAGTACTGGTGACGGGTATATAACTAAAGGCGATAGATCCAAATCTGGTAATTTTGTTAAAGGTAAAAGTGGGTATGGACTAGGTAACTATGGATTTGGTAGCGATGCCGAAGAAGATACCGATTTACATACAACGTTAATGCAAGATGTACCTATTACATTATATAATAATTCATATGCTAATATACTTAATGCTGTTACTAATATAGATATTAGAAATAACTCGTTAATGAATCTTCCATTTATTACATTTTACTGCAATGGGAATATAGATAGAAATCTACAATTCTCATTAGAAGCAGATAAATCTATAATAGCTGAAACCACAACAGACGTTGGAGCTCGTACATTACCAAACCTTATTAAAGGGGTAGCATCTGCAGTTGCTGAAGGTGTAACAGGAACTAATAGTTCAACTGGAGGACAAGTAGCTGCAGCTGGAGCAAATGCTGTTGGTGGTAGTGTAGACTCCGCGACTGAAATTCTTCGTGAAATAGCTTATCATAATGATGGTAACTTCGCTAGTACATTTGTAACTAATACATATATTCCTAAAGTTATGCGTGGAGGTAGTACAAATGTATCATATAATGTTCCACTTAGATTCGTAGCAGCGGGTTCTGATAAATACAGTATAGCTCAAATGTTTTGGGGTTTATGCTTACTGTTACCATTTGTAGTACAAGTAAGTAAACCTAAAATGCCATTAATTATACCACAAGCTGCTATGTATTGTGCAGCATTTAGTAAGGGTGTAATGAATGTGCCACGTGGATATATTAGTAGTATGTCTATAAGTACAGACCCAGCATTCCAAACTACCAATGGTATCCCATTAGAATTGAATATCAATTTAACAATCGAATCGTTATATACATTAACAACAATGCCAAACTTCACAGAAACATATGGTGGAGGTTCTGATATGAATCTTTTAACTGCGATGTGGCATCCAATGTCTTCATTCAATGTAGTTGCAACATTAACTGGTACAAATACGGTATTAAATCATACGCCGTCTAATATATTTAAATATTTTATAGAAAGACCGGTAGCTGACGCATTTGTTGCATTTAAGACTATATTCCAAACTAGTGGGGGTTATTTTGGTACTCAATTCAAACAATGGAGAATTCAATTGGATAGTGGAGATAATATGCAATATATTTAATAAAGAAGAGAGGTAACATATGAAAGAAAGAGATACAAGTAAAGATTATGCGGAAATATCGCAAAATATTCCGATAGACATAAGAAAGAAATACTATACTCTAAGATTTGATAATTGTCTTAAAATAGTTCTTTATGGAGAACCTTTTAAAGATAGTCGTCCAAGACTTAATAAATTTGGTGGAGTCGGTATGGTTAATATGGGTAAAATGAAAAAAGTATTTACAGTATTGTATAAGAAATACCCATTACTTCAAGAAATAACTATACAATCTCCATATTTAGTAATTCTTGATATGTTCTCTCTTCCTACTAAAAAAGAAATGTCATTTATAAAAAAGGATAAAGAAGCTCTAAAACTATTTAAAAAGGAAGAGCTCTATGATTTAGCAATTGCTGACGTGGATAATAGTATTAAAATTCATAATGATATATTATTTGAACCGGAATATAGAGTATCATTAGATGATGCTATGAATATTGGAGTAATTGGTAATAAGTATCTTAGTGATACGCCTAGAGCTGAACTTTATGTATATTTTAGTAGTAAAACATCTAAATTTTATAAGTGGCGTATACAAAATAATCATAACTATTTTAAATGGCTAATATCTGAAAAGAATATGCTGATGAATAAACGTACAATAAAAGAACACCGAAAATATTTGATTAAGATATTAAGAGAATATATAGAAGATATTAAAAAAGAGAAAGATGCTAAAGATTTTGTTAAACGTGTTTCTAAAGAATTAATTAGATACCCGGCTGAAACTATTAAAGAATTAGCTGGAGTTGAAAATAAAACGTTTAATAAGAATAATGCTCTTTTAAATTTTATGTTAGAAGTATGTAAAAATAATAAGTTCTGTGTAGAAAAACTTAATAGCTTAACATTTTTATTTGAGGAGGAAGTAGTAGATGAAGAATCAGAACCTACAGATATCATGGGAATCTATTCGCAATTTCTTGAGAATTAATAGAATGGCTGGTGAATCAAACATGGATTTAGTTCACAGAGTTTGTAATAATAATACATTATTTAGTAGAATTTGTGATATAGATAACCATATCTATAGTAGTCCTAGTATGCTTAAATCTGTTATAATGACAGAAGAATTTATAAAATCAATATAGGAGGAATGTGTAATGAATATAAATTACAATATAACTAATAATTTACCTGGTATTAAAAACGCACTTACTAGAAAAGTTATGGCTAGAACTGTTAGTAAAGTCACTGGTAATAGTGAGGCTATTAATGAAGTTGCTGGTAATATTTTAAATGTAAGTTATGAAGGGTTAAAATCTGCAATGGATTATGGTAAAAACCCAGTAATAGCTGCTGCATTAGAATCGTTTGTAGATACAGTTGATAACTTGATGGCTGAATATGTTGCTAAAAAACATAATCAATTCATTATATCTACAGAAGCGGCTGAAGATGATGAAAAGAAAGAAGCTAAAAAAGAAGAGGAAGAAGATGATAAATCTTTAGATGCTGCATTTGACGAAGACGTAGCTGAAGATGTTATGAAAAATGAAGGCGGAGATGAATTATCAGATGTTGTATCAGATATAATAGAAACAGCTATTCAAGGTACTAGAGATCAAATGAAGCAAGCTGTTAAACTTGCACTTAAAATTGAAAAAGATAAGCAAGAAGAAAAATATAATGATGATAAAGAAGAAGCAGATGAATTTGATGAAATGACTCCAGATGATCCTGAAGCAGAACAAGCAGCTGAACAATCTGAAGGTGAAAATCCATTTGATGAACAACCTAAAGAAGGAGAAGAAGGAGAAAATCCAGAAGGTGCTGAAGAAGGTGCTGGAAACCCATTTGATGATGCAGAAGGTGGAGATGATGCTGGTGGTAATCCATTTGATGAAGCTGCTGGAAGTGCACCAGAAGAAGGTGGAGAAGGACAAACTGAAGCTCCAGCTGAAGGAGAAGCAGAACCTCAATCAGATGGAGAAAAGAATGGAAATCCATTTGAATCAATACTAGATGAAGTAAAGAAAGAAGAAGAAGTATCTATGGAAAGTATGATTACTAATAAGTTAGGACTTAATCCTGGTGAACTTAGTAACTTTATTAATAGTATTAGTAATAAAATGCTTGCTAGTGATATGAAAACTGTATTTGATACATATGGACCTGAAAGTGCTGAAATGAATGCTGCTAGAGAATTATATAAAAATAGAAGTACAGAAATGGCTCAAGGAATTCTTAATAGTATAATAGTATTTGAAAGCATTGGACTTCCATTTGATAATAATAACATTAAATATCCAGATTTATTTATATAAATAATAAACCCCAATAAGAAATATTTCTTATTGGGGTAATCCTTTTATTTACCGTTAAAATATATTTCCAAGAATCCGCTCGAAGGAATCGCGAGATAGCGTTTTAACGATTACATATACTAATGTAGATATAGAAAGAAATAAATAGGAGGAATAAAAATGAATAATTATGTACCAAGCGATTTTGATAAGAGTGTGTTAGACGTTATGATTGAAGCAGGAGCAATTCAATTCTGGATTGCGTTTTGTATAGGATTGTTATTAATAGGATTATTAGTTATGATCCTAGAAAGCAAAAATGAAAAAGTTGAAAAAGTTAAGAAGTATATAGGCGAATCAATTGATGAAATATTTGGAGAAGATAAATAATAAAATTTAAAAATAATAAAGGAGAAGTGATCATAATGATGAAAAATATATTAATAGGTGCATTAGTTGGAATTGGTATTGGAGCAATCATACATAAAATTAATAAAATGAAGGAAGAAGAAACAGCTAGCTTCTTAAGACAAAGTACAGACATTCATATGAGAAATCATATGGATTTCGTAAATCAATGTAATATTAATAACATGATGTAAGAAATTACGAGGGAATATCAAATAATGAAGGTATTCCCTCAAATTATAATTCAAATAAAAAGGAGAGATAAATATGTTTAAAGAAGTTAGAGAAATTAAAGAGGTTAACGAGTTATCTGTTGGAAATATAAATGAGGCTAAAGCTTTGATTTATATAAAAAGTGTTGTTGAATATGATAAAGGATTTAATAGTTTAAATTCTGATCTTAAAAAATATTTTTCAAAATGTATCAATTATTTGATTAAGAATATAAGAGATGCAATAGAATATAAAAAACAATTAAACATTAACTTTAGAAAAGTTGATGTGAAATCATCAAAAACTACATTTGTATCATTTAAAGAGTTTGCTAAATGGTATAATAGAATTCTGAATGATTTGGTAAACTCTGATAATTTTGAAGAGTTTGAAAAATTAATCAATGAATTTGAAAATACTGAATTAGATGTAAACACATTATAATAAATTTAAAATACAGGAGGAATAAAAATGAATAAAGGATTATTATATGGAATAGGTGGTATTGTAGTAGCTGGTATAGTATTTGGAATCTACAAATTTATAAATAAAAAATCAGAAGAACCAGTTGAAGAAGTAAAAGAAAATACACAAGAAATTGTAACTGAAGAAAATAAAGATAATGACTTCCTAAATAAAATGATGGAAGAAGAAAAAGAAGCCGAAGAGGCGACTAAAAATTTAACTGAAAGAGAGGCAAGATGTAAAAAAGAAATGGCTGAAAAGGCATCTCTTAAAGATCAAGATATATTTGAAGATAAAGTCACAGATTCAAAAGAATTCGAAGCATTAAATGAATTAAGAAAGGCTGCTGGTAAAGAACCTCTTAAAGTAGATGAAAAATTTTCACAATTCTTAGGAAAAGATTCTGAGAATAAATCTGTAAAAGAATCATTAGATTCAATTGCAGAAAATATTAAAAAGGATCCAAAGTTAAAGAAAAGTATCCTTGATGCATTATCAGAATAAAATAGATTTGAGAAGCTTTCGAGCTTCTCATTTTTATTTTTATTTTATTATAACTTAACCTCTACCTGGACTTTTGTTGTTCATCTGTTTTAACTTTCAGATAATTACATATACTAAGATAGAAATAAAATGATATTTATTTTAATAAACAATAATATTTTTAAACATCATCATGTCATTTTATTTTTAAAATATGAAAGGAGTGCTAAATATGGACAGAAAAGACATTGATCTTAAGTTGCAAAAAATTCAAGAATTTAGAGAAAGGGCGAAATCTAAATTAAATCATAGTAATACATCTATACCAGAATTTAAAGCACCTTATGGTCATAGAACACTTTTGGAAATTACACCAAATATGCTAGAATCTTTTCAATACTCTCGTAACTGGATACCATTTGCAGATCATAACTCTACACAACGTAATGATATGTCAATATCACAAGAAAAAGCAATGGTAGTTCCATTACATACAGAAGTACCTCTTTGTGCATCTGCAATGTGTATGGATATGTTTGAAAAATCTTCAATTATTGAGAGAATACGGGGGAAAATTACAAAACTAGCAGAAATAACATATCAAAGTCAACGTATTATCGTCTATAAACATAATGGGCGTATAAGTTTATTAGACACAGATGGTACACATGATAATGGTGGTTATATGGTGTATGAGAAAACTGACTTAGATCTACTTAAAATGGGCGAAGAGTATGATATTAATTCAGATGACTCAAATTTCACATTAAAATATCCTCACTGTTATAATCCAGTTAATTCTATGATGACTCGTGGCAATAATTTCTTAACTATGATGGATATTAATACAGATATGCAAGGAGACTCAATTAAAGTAAGTGAATCATTCTGTAATAGAATGACATTTGCTAAAATCTCTAGAATTTCTATTGATCTTAAAGATAGAATAATCATATCTAAGTATAAAAATATTTTTCCACCACTTAAAACTATACTAGAAGACCCAGTTGTCTTTAAAATAGTTGAAAATGAAGGAGAAATAACAAAACTTACTCAGACACACGATGTACCTATATCTGAAGAGGAAACTCAACTTATAGTTCATCCAAACTCTTATATAAATCGTATTAGAGTTATATGTAATGAACCAATAGAAAATCCAATTCTTGAAAGTTATAGACAGGAATATATACAATTCCGTAAAGATGTATTTAATACGCTTAATAGAATAGTAACACAATATAGAGACATATGTGATGATAAGATTCTTCGTTATCTAGAGAATTTTAAATACTTTGATAAACTTAGAACGTCTGATAAAGTTATAAGCAAACCTTTTATAACTATTGATGTTGTAACATTTGTAAGACCTGGAATAGGGGCTAAAGTAACTAATTCCCATGGGGCAAAGGGAACTATTGAAAAGATATATCCAGACGGAGAATATAAAGATCCATCTACTGGGCGTAATATAGATGTACTTTATAGTAGTCTTACATTTGTAAACCGTACAATTATGGGATTTTGTGAAGAACATTTCTTATCTGCTGTATTTTATTGCTTTGTAAATGCTGCAAAGAAAATGAATGCTGAGACATGTTTTAAACATTTTATTAATATTTGTACGCTATGCAATATCAATTATGATTTTGAACACAGATTTACTCCAGAAGAAATTCATACATTATGTCAAAATTATGAAACTCTTCCAGTTGCAGTTATGCCATGGAGTAATGACTTCAGTCTAAAACGTGTTTCTGAAATAAGGGCGTATGCAGTGAAACACTTTGGAATGGCTGAAACAGATATAGAAGTGCAACATCCAGAATATGGAGATTTAAATCTTACAGTAAAACATTTAGTAGGTTATACATATCAGCATATAGACCATCATGATACTATGTTTGGTAATAGTAGTACATCACAACCAGAGACAGATACAAAGGGTCTTGCAAAAGAAAAGAATGATGAGAAAGTTAATGGAGAATCATTAAGATCAAAGAAAGCTTGTAAAGAAGATGTACAACTTACATACAATATTACAGGTTTATTACTAAATCATGACCTTAAAGCTGCTACAGTTAATGATGGAAATCGTGTCTATATTGTAACAGAAGAACTTCGTGCAATAGGTGCTGATATTTATTTTGAACAAGAACTTAAACCTAAAGAGGAGGATTAGATAGATGTTTTTAAAATATAGTAATAATAAAATAGGAAAATCAGAAACATTTATCCCTAATACTACGCATATGCTTAGGTTACCAGATGGACAAATATTAACATTAGATTTAGATATAGGAATAAGAGTAGAATCAAATGGAGATATATCTTATAAAGATGTAGTCTATAAAAAAGATGATGTACAAGTACTTCCATTATCTGAAGTAAGTAACCACTTGGAAAGACCTGGTACTATAACAAGAGCAACAGAAGTAGTATTAAATGATTTCTGGAGAAAGAGAACTAGCTTTCCAGACCCAGAAACAGTTAGTGATGATATACCATTCACTAAAGCAATAATAAAAGCAATAAAAATAATGAGTAAACCTAGACCACTTGACCAGAAAGCATCTGATAAGCTTCTTAATGATGTTAGAAATCTTAATAGCTGTGTTGATAATAATAAAGAAATATCATTGTCTGTCGCATCTAGATTATTATGGTCATTTGGTATTAACTTTAAAGATATATTTAATGATAAAATAAATGGAGGTAATTAATATGTTTGGAAGAAGAGACAGCATAAGAAACGGAGTATTTTCAACAGTAGGTGGTTATACAGGAGCAGCTGAACAATATACACAACCAGCATATACAGTAAATTATAATAATGCTATTAATACTGCACAATCAGTATACACATATCAACCAACACCAGTTGCTAATGTAAATGTAAATGATCAAGAAGCTAAAAATAGACTTCTAGATGCAATATATGATAACATATTAATAGATAATAATAATAGAGATTATCTTGCTAGACTTGCATATATAGTAAATAATAATCATATAGTTGCAAGAAAAGCAGAAGTTGTGACTCTTATTGATAAGATTGTAGAAACTAGTACAAATACTATCTTAAATAAAATAGGAAACGGTCCATACGGAGATGAATACATTGCAGGACTAGCACAAAGAATTAATCAAGGATTAGATAATCAATTAGCTCAATTAGGTGTAGACTGGAGAGTATATCAAAATCCAATAACTTCAGACAGTGTAACAGTTCATAAAAATACAGTAACTACATCAGGTAATTCTACTACACAAATGTTTAATTCATTAGGTGGAACTACTGTTGTTAATAGTGTTACTGGAGCTGGAACTCCAATCCAACAAAGTGCTAGAATTAATGAAGCTATACAAAAGCTTAAAAAGCTAGTTCAAGATTGTGGATTTACAGATATGGATAATGCAAAGAAACTTAAGAAATTCTGGGATGCAAACTTTATAAGAAAATATAAAAACTTTGCAGATATAGAATTTAGTCAAATATGGCAAGCATTAAGTATATAATAATTAAAAACAAGATAATTACATATAATAAGGTAGTATAGAAGTATACAATATTTTTTATTTTAGGAGGAATAAGATGAATACATTCAATTGGAAAATCGTAATGGTGCATTTATTAATTGGGAGTTTAGTTAACAAAGCGAGGGTTATCTCTATAATGAACCAAGATAACTTTGTTACTGGTGTTGAGATTTATTATAGCGAACCAGAGGTAATTGATAAAGCTGGTAGATATGGTTCTTATTCATTATTAGTTATAATTGATAAGAAGAAAGCTACTACAATATTAGATATGTTAACTGGTAGTAGAAATGCAATCATGTCTAAATTACAAGAAATACACGCATCAATACCAAATAGTAAGTTAGCTTTAATACCAACTGCTGAACTTTCTAATGAGTTTAGAACAAATCTTCAACTTAACTCAGAAGAAGCTGCAAAAACTGATGCTACTAAAGCAATGGTATTTAATGAAGTTAATGCATTCTATAATAGTGTGAATACATACTCAGCTTCACCTAATCCATTAAAGTCTATTGGAAGTATAATTGAGTCTGATATGAATAACTGTATGAATACAGTTGCAACATTATCTACTAAATTTGCTAATGACCCTGGATTGACATTAGAATATCTAAATAGTGCAACTACAGACGTAGATGATGGTGTATTAGAAAAAGGTATAATTTCATATTATAGTGGATTTGAGATTAGACCACAATTGGTTATGGACCAGTACAGACAAATATCTTGGAATATGATAGTTAAACCAGGATATACTCTAATGAGAGCTGTTAAAGATGACACTGCATATTCTAATATAGGATAAGAGGTGATTTTTATGGAAAAGAAAACTTCCGGAGTTGTATTAAAGAAAAGATACAATGAGTCAGATCCTAAATTGGAAACAGTTTCATCATTAATGAAAAATGATGACACACCTACAGTAGATAATAGTAATATAGCGGATACTTTAAAAGACATTTATAATAATATAAATGGAAAAGTAAACGTAGAATATTCAAATAATAAACTTAAAATCAACGGGATAAATAATCCCGTTGAAATAGGTCTAAATCTTATTGGTAATATGATTAATAAAGATAAAAGACCAGTTGAAGATATAATCTTCAATAAAACTAATACGGTTACTATGGATAGCAAGAATATATATGAAGAACCATTAAATGCAACTGAAGTTGTAATTACAATGGGAGATATAAAATATTATCTTATGCCAAAGAATATCGTATTAACAACTAACCAGCTTAAAGCTGTTCATAAACTGGAATATGTGAATAAATCCAAATGGCCTCATATGTTAGCTGACGTTATAAGAGATGCATATAGCCCTAAAGTAGTAGAATATAGTCTTATGATTGCTACTTTAAATCTAGATGATGAAGAAATATATATGCCAGCTGATAAAATCCTGGAAATAGCGGTATCTAATGGATTTATAACAATAAATAATGAATAAAAGATATTGTGGAGAATTAAGTTTCTCCACTTTATTTTTATTATTTTAAAGGAGTAGAGTGATTATGAAATTTGAACGTGAAGTATCAGTGCTAGACAAAATGTATAGCAAGTTTGCCAACGCATTTCAAAGAACTGGTTTCTTAAATAATGATTTATTTAATATAAATCGTGATATTAAAGATTATTTATTTGAAGATGTATTAATAGACCCGTACACATCAAATAAATATGAGGAAGTTCTTATTGCGTATAAGGAAATACCTTACAATGAGAGAATTCTTCAAAATATAGTAATGATAAAGAAACAAAATGAGAATGCTCTAGATATTCCAGCAAATATGGACATATGTGCATCATTGGATATAATGAATGTACGTTTATATAAATGTATATTTAGTAAACCACCTATAGATCTTAATATGGAAAAAGGTATAGAAATACAAGAAGTTATAGAGAAGATTGAATATCTGCGTAAAAGAGGTTATGTTATTATAGAAAGTGTTGAGAAATTCTATAAAACACAAGCTAAAAAGCATAAATATAACGTAGAACGTATTACTAAACAATCGATAATCGAAGATAGTATAGCTGATAATAGTGTAATACTTGTAATTCCAATACCTGAAAAGAATGGAAGCTATAACATTAATGGTCAAATAAGGCAACCATTTATGACTGAGGCTTTTTATTACGAACGTGCTAGATATGGTTATACTCCATTTACATTTAAAGACCGTAAAGGAAAGAACCGTAATAAAGTACGTAAACAAACTGCATACTTTATTCATGATATATACACAAAAGATGGGTATAATAAACCTATATTTCATTTAAAGTTCTATGCTAAATACTTTGTAAATGCATTAGCAGTATTTGAAGAAAAAGAAGCAGAAGATATAGTAAAACAAATAATGGAACTTGATATATCTGATGAAGTTAAAGATATTACTCTTAATACTTATGAATGTTATCTTATGGACCAAGAAATGAGAAAGAAATCTGGGGATGCAATCCCGAATATTTACCAATGGATAGAAAGATCTCATGATATCGGATTTAATAAGAAACGTGAAAAGATGATAGCTTCTGGTGAAATTGATGAATTCTTAGATAATTCAGAGATTCCGGAGGAAGATGAAGATGAAATATTTGCTAAAAATAATAGTTTTAGATTAGATCGTAGAATGATTAATGCTAATACTGTTATAAAACTTATAGCTGGATATAGTAAGAAACACTTCTATGCACTATACCCACACCTAGGTGAAGAATTATTACGTATTTCTGATACTAATAAATCTGTAAAAGAAAAGACTTCTGATAATGCTGTTAAATATAGTAAAGCATTTATCAAACCAATGAGTCTTGAAATATATAAAACTATAGCTTCAAATAGTGCATTATTCAATACATTTAATAATACAAACTGTTTTGATTATAATGCATGTTTACAATACAATAAATACCGTTATTTAGCTGATACTAATCCTAATAATAAAGATAGCCGTGATTCTACAGATATATTACCACGTGAAAGATTCTTAAAATGGGGAGTAGATTATGGACTTGTAGATGCTGTTACAGTAAAATCTGAAAAATCATCAGGAACTCAAGCATTAGTAACAGGATTACAAATTCATGCTAATAGAATATTTAAAAAGAGGTAACTATGATAATATATGAATTAGAGTTTGAAAATCATATCAAGTTAGGTAATTTTAAAATACAACTTGATAATCCTATAGTATCTATAGTTGGTAAAAATGGTTCTGGTAAGAGTTTTCTCTTATCAGAACTTCATCCATACCCTTCTTCTAATAGATATAGTAGTGCGTATTCCATTATTAAAGGTGTTAGTGGATATAAACGTATAATATATAAAGATAATGATATATTTTATGAAATAATCCATGAATATACTCCAAATAATAGAGAAGGACATAGTGCTAAATCTTATTTCAATATAATAAAGAATGGAGTTACTGAAGAATTAAACCCGACTGGTAATGGAAACTTTTTTAAAGATCTTGTGAAGAAATATCTAAAATTTGACCATAAAACATTTAATTCTTCTCATATTAGCTTTAAAACTAATGGACTTACTGAGTCTTCTGCTAAGAATAGAAGAGAATTATTATCTGATATAGTTGAAACTAGAGAAGTAGAGAATATGACTAGAAACTGTATAATAGAATATCGTACAGTTAATAATATGCTCAATAAAATTAAAGATGGTCGTAGCGGAGATATATCTGGAACTGTAGATGAATTAAAACATAAACTTAAAGAACTAGATAGTGAAGAATCTACAAATAATTTCAAAATGGATGCTATGAAATTATCTATTGAAGAAGATAAAAAGACACTTACTCAATATGATAATTTAAAAGAAGATAATATAGATTTCATTATTTTTCTATAATTCTTATTCAA